TCAGTCAATTGTTTTGTTTATTCCATCTGTGACGCCGATTATTTTCTCAAAATAATGAGATGGCGTGACACCATAATAATCTTTAAATGCACATATGAAATATGAAGTACTGTTATAGCCACATTTCTGGGCTACAACATTGATAGAATAAGAGTTTGAAGTTATGAGTTTTTTTGCATACCTCATCCTAGTGTCTCTCAATATTTCAGTAAATGACGTTCCTTCATCCCTTAATCTTTTTTTTATTAAACTTTCACTCGTATAAATCAATTCCGCAATATCTTTTAAATGCCATTGCCGCTCAATATTAAAACTGATTATTCCAGTAATTTTACAGGTAAATGTATTTATATTTGTTAGTATAAATGAATTTACACTTTCGCGTTTTTTGAACATGGCAAGTAAGGATATACATAGTCGTTCTTTTAACCAAAGGGAGTGTGAGTCTGCTATTTTAATCCCTTCAAACAGAGAAAAAACAAGCGATAATGGAGGTTCCTCTTCAGCAATATAGCCATTCTTATCAAGAGTAAATTTGCCAGGCAGCTCATTATTCACGTCGATAAAAAAGGATAAACATGTTTTCTTATCTATATCAACAATTCTTAGTTTAGAGGGGCATACTGGTAACTCCCTTCTAATTTTGTCGCTTACAATAAACAATGAATTTTTTTTGAACGAGATAACTCTCCTGTTTATAATTAAATCAAATGATTGACAGATGAAAACTACGGAGCAAACATAATCCATCTTGCACCTATCATAAAATTAAAACAAGTTGATAATAGTCAAATAACAACCAATTAAATACACAATCATAATCAGGATGATGTGCATTTATATTTTTATACACAAAATTATAGTTTGCAAATTTTAATAAATTTCATTTAAGATTAAATTATTATATGTATATTATTTTTTATTCTAACGTATTTCAAAGTTACATTTTTCAACGCTTACTATTCTTTTTATTAACATAAACTCACTACAACGCACCTGAAACCTCTTGCTATATATATGTCAACCGTTTGAATTTAAAATAAAAAGAGTATCATTTTTACTTGCATTTCTTATCAAGTCACATTCAACAACAGTAACAAAACATTATTAGAACCATTCAATTAACAAAAAACCAACATCCGGATTGCTTAACTTTTCTTTATTAAACGATATTGAAAATCAATTGATAAAATACATCTAAACAACTTTTTGGGGCGCAAAAGCATAACATCAAACCAACAAATAACACACCGAAAAAACTCACAATTAATAACCTATGATATACATACTGTTTATTATGGTTGAATAAGCCACTCGATATCTGGCGTAACGGAAGTGTCTACACTGTTCAGCAGCACCCGATACTTCCATGCCTCTAGCAACAATCTTTCCTCCTCCGTTGTAATTTCCAGATCTACAGCATGCTGAAGTGACGCAATATGCTCACTCTCATTTTACCCTCAAAAATCCGGTCACATTCTGCACAGTTCAACGCATTACGTTGTAGATCGGTGTTCTGGTCATTTGTTGATACACGTACATAGCCAATAAGCATGTTAAATCCCCTTGGTAAAAGCAGGAATGATGCCATTTGCTTGTTATTTCTTCATTTTCATAAACGTTGGTTTGGGAGAAGGCTCTGCATTACCTGTTGGTGTGCCTGTTCCATGGCCTTCAGCCACACCGCCAACAGGCTGGCTGAAATGCAACGGTGCGGCATTTTCTGCTGAAGAATACCCGGAACTGGCAAAGGCTTATCCAACAAATAAATTACCTGATTTACGCGGTGAGTTTATTCGTGGCTGGGATGACGGGCGCGGTATTGATGCAGGACGTGTTTTATTGAGTATTCAGGCCGGAATGCTGGAAAAGCACCGTCATCCTGTTGTCGCCAACGATGGGTATGACTCAAAAGAGGAATGGGAACTAGCGACAATCTTCAGAAGAGCATATAAGCAAGGCAGGGGGCTTGATGCTGCCGCTGCCGGAGGGAGTCTGATCCCATCACCGACACTTCATTCACGAGGGAGTATCGGTAATACTGGCGGGAGTGAAACCCGTCCACGAAATATTGCATTTAACTATATCGTGAGGGCTGCATAATGGATAACGCCGTATTAAATAGCGAGCTTATTACCACGAAGGCGGGGAATATTACCGTCTATAACTATGATGGTGAGACGCGGGAATATATTTCTGCATCAACTGAATATCTTGCAGTGGGTGTCGGTATTCCAGCATATTCCTGTTTAGACGCTCCTGGTACATCTAAGGCTGGTTATACAATTTGCCGTTCTGTGGATTTAAAATCATGGGAATATGTGTCAGACCATCGCGGTGAAATCGTCTATAACACCGAAACGGGAGATGCCAAAGAAATCACAGCACTAGGCGACTATCCCGAAAATACAACCACTATCGCCCCGTTAACTCCATACGATAAATGGGATGGTGAAAAATGGGTGACAGATACTGAGGCACAACACGGTGCCGCAGTAGAAGCGGCAGAAGCACAGCGCCAGTCACTGATTGATGCAGCAATGGCTTCCATCAGTCTGATTCAACTGAAATTGCAGGCCGGACGTAAACCGACGCAGGCAGAAACAACCAGACTTAACGCTGTGCTGGATTACATTGACGCGGTGACGGCAACAGATACCAGCACCGCGCCGGATGTCATCTGGCCTGAACTGCCGGAGGCGTAGGCCATTCAATATCTGGCGCACTGGAGGTATCAACCAGCTCCAGTGCATCCAGATAATCCAGCCACAAATTATATTGCGCCAGTTCCTCACCTTTCAGACGACCAATAGCGGCTTTACCGGGCCATTGTTTACTGTTCATGTATTCGTTGGCCTGGTTAATCAATAATTGCCTCTCTGATTCGGCCTGTTCAATAAGTTCCTCATGTGATGGTGGAGGTATTTCAGCCCATGTGGGAAAACCATTTTCCCCTGCAACTCGGATTTTCCCTTGTGGCGGTTCCGCCATATATTTTACAGAAATATCATCAGGAATATCTAATGCATTAGCAGGCCATGTTCCATTTACTTCATAAGTGTTTTTTAAATTAACAGCATAAAAAGCATTTTCCGAAGGGGAATAAATATATTGATTCATATTATCTTCCTATTGCGATAATCATAGTTCCATACAAACCATTTCCGGTTGATACTTTTAAGGTTACTGATGTCCTTGTTGTCGTGTACCCCATAAGTTTAAAGGTCGGAGCAGCCGTTAATGTGCCATCTGACCATAAGGCACTAACAGCCAGTGCGCCTGAAGGAAATGCAATAGGGAAATTACCTGTAGTTCCGTTAGTGTCCGCCCCATAAACATTCATCGAAAACATTTGGACAATATGACCACTTGGTAACTGAAACCAGTTTTTGCCAGATGGAAATGCAGACATATCTGGTATCTGATTTTCCCCTGTTCCCACATTCCGTTTTGCCGCTTCTCCCAAACCAAGGTTTTCGAGAGCCGTTTTCACCGTGCCGTCCGATTTGATATCGCCAAACGGATTTTTGCGGCTTAACAGCAGCGCACGAAGCGCGGTAAGCAGCTGGTCATGCCGCCCCTTCTCCAGGCTGGCACCGGATGCCTCCACCACGCTGCAGAGTTCTTCCTGCAACATGTCAAAGTAGTCATCATCCAGATCGGTGGCAGGTGTGCCGGTCTGGGGGTTACCACGGGTAAAACCGTTCTTACCCGCGCCGAACTTATCCTTCTGCGCGGTTTTCGTGTCTATACGATGCATGGATTACTCCGGATATTTAAAAATTACGTAGGTATGCGAAGGGCAGAGTTTGTTAAGCACACACTCGACAACGGTGTCGCCCCAGATACGCAGTGCGGAATCACAGGGATCACCACATGTCATCCAGGTGGTGTTGGTGGCAGCTGGCATGTTGACCTGCCAGTAATACCGCCATTCCGGCGCATTCACCGCGTCAGTACAGGCCGATGAGCAGGTGAAGGTGCTTTTGTCGTATCGCGTGATGGTGGCATCTGGTCTGCCCAGGGCAGCAAGCTGTGCAAGATAAAAATCCTCGTTGATGCCGCCCGCCAGGTTAACCTTCGCATCCAGCCGTTGCTGACGCTGGCGAAGGGTCTGTGTCCCTGCGGGAATACATTCATCCGGCAGGCCGCACAGACGCTCCCAGCGGTTTATCAGTTCGGTGGTGGTGCGCGGATCCAGCTCCCGCATCAGGGCATCCGCACGCTGATGAACACGGGTTAATGACGGTGCTGCACCGGCAATCGCCGGATCGCTGGCTGACCACGCCGGACCGGGCGGCAACAGTGCTGACAACAGACGGATGTAATCATCGTTTGTCACGTCCATGAAATCGTCCCCAGAACCGCCAGTTCGTTTTTCGCAATGGAGATATTGTCTGCCGGTGCAAGCAACTGATGGCTGTATTCCCCGTTCGCACCGGAAATCGCTTCACTGATACGCGACACCTTCAGCTCTCCCTGCGGATAACCATCACGCAGCAGGAACGAACGCAACTCCGCGGTAATGGCAGCCCGTATTTCTGGTGTGTCCGGCGTCACGCGGATATGAAAATCCACTTTATGCGCCACCGGCCTGAATACATACAAATCAGAGCCTGCCACCGGGGCCAGTGGCTCAATGTGTTGTCTTGCCGCCGTTTCCGTTGATTCTTCCGGAATGGGATTAATCAGGTCACTGCTGGCAATCATCACACCGACAGTCCCCGTTCCCATCCAGTGGCGGTATGTCCATGCACGGGTAATGCCTGGCACTTCTTTAGCCCAGACAACATAGTCCCCGTCAGCCCCGCCCTGAGGCGTCCAGTAATACCGCTCAATGACGCGGGCGCGCCACGTTTCCAGCTCTTCAGTATCAAATCCACCTGTCAGGGTATCTGCCACGCCGGAAGACGGCAGACCATTCACCGGCGTGACCAGGATTAATGACGTACCGTCGTCAGCGTTACCGACCGCGCCTGCACTTGAGCAGGCGATCGGCACGCGCAGGACACCACCGGAGCTGGTTGCATCGGCAGTTGCCGTGTACTGAACCAGGTCATCGCGCTGAATAACACTCCCGGCGGTCACCTTCAGGCCATCGCTGACACCTTCCCAGCGCATATACCCGCTGGCAGCCGTGGCCCCCTTGCGCGGACACCGTTTCATCGCAGCATGTCGCGCCAGCCAGGACTCATCGCACAGGTCAGGCAGCATGTTCATTGCCAGATAATCGATGTAACCGTAAACCGTATGCAGCGCCGCCGCATACACCTTTGCCCGCACGTCTTCATCCATGCGCCGGAGCGTGTCGCTGACGTCCAGCCTGGCGAATAAATCGTTACGGAGCATACTGATATTTTCTGCCAGCGTCGGGCGCTGAAATTCACTGTCCGCCATGCGTTATCGCACTCCACAGATCATCAAAAGAAATCATTACCGGTCCGTCACGACGCCAGAGAGTGATACTGTTACCCAGTTCATTAATCCCGGTGCGGCGGATATCCAGATCAATACGGGACACCACACCGTCATCAATCATCCATTGCAGGCATTCGCGGATATACCCCCTTACCGTCTGCACCAGCTGATTGGTCAGTTTGCCGCGCTGAAGCAGCCACAGCCGGGAGCCGTAACGGTCATTCTGTACCGCAGGCCAGGTATCCCCCCACCATCCCATCGGGACGTCGGCATTGTCATCAGGCTCCGCCCGCCGCCAGGTGAACAGGGAAATCACCACGGCGCGGGTCAGCGGATCCAGCGGTGCGCTGGCGCAGGTGCGTTTACCGTTCACCGTCAGCCACAGTTCCATCATGCCTCCATCGCTTTATCCGGTTTGTCGGTGTTACTGCCCTGACCGTTCTCTCTGTGACGATGGCCGTTATAGGCAAGCCGCATCGCTGACATGGTGGTGCCGCCGGAGTCGCACAGGTCTTTCACCTGTCCGGTCACTTCTAGGTCCATTTCAAAACGTGCTCTGGGCGCATTGCGAAACGTGATCGTTTTACCTGCACCGTCCACCACGATCCCCTCCCGGGTCAGCGTCACAGACTGCCCCTGATCGTCATAGACAGCCACCTCCCCCGTCTGCAGCCCTTTCAGGCGGTAGCGCCGGTCCGACACCGTAACAACCACCGCATGAGAACGGTCGCCATCCGGAAACAACACCACCGCTTCCGCACCGCTGTTTGCCCTTGCGGTAAAACCGTAGGGTTCAAGATGTTCAACCCCGGCTTTGGGTTCACCGGCAATCAGGGACACATCCACGGTCTGACATTTCGTGGCGGCACTGATGCTTTTCACCACTGCCCGCCCAATCAGGCCGAGAAGTTGTCGCTGCATGGCTTCAATCGTCCTCATCAGAACGGGTCCTCCTGTACTCTGGCTTTTTTCTTTTTCCGCGCGCCGGGGTCTTCAGGTTCAGGCAGATAAGCATCAGGCGGGCCGACACGGATTTCCGTCAGGGTGCCGTTCTGGTCCTGAGTAAACGTGACTTCCGAAACAAGCAGTTCGGTATTGTCAAAACCACAGACCGGATCAAAGACAATCACCCGCTGGTTGGGTTGCCACAGCGTACCGTTACCCTGTCGCCAGCCCTGCACCACATAGGTGGTTTCATCCGTCCGCGCCGCCCGTTGCCGGGCTTCAAAGTCAGCACGCGCAATACAGCCTGCCCCCGTAGCCTGCCCTGTCTGCCTGATATACATCGGACGGTAACGGGCAATAAATGCGTCCTCTGTGCGGGCCCGCAGCGCGGTGGTGGTGGCCTCACCGAAATCATCGTCGTTTCCGGCACGCTGCCCCGCCACCTGGTAAACAGAAAACCGCTCCCGGATACTCTTCTCCGTATCGCAGGAAAGGATGTTTTCCCCAAGTACCAGCGCGGTATGTGCCCGCGTTGAGCCAATACCACCAATCACCAGCCTGCCGTGCGGGTCGTCGTAAGCCAGCGCCTGCTGCTGACCGAGTATTTTGTTGATCACCTCAATCACCGTTTCACCGTGATCAGGCTGGACATCAGGAATAACACCCGACGGCGCACCGCTGTTCACCACCTCAATGCCGAAAGGCGCAGCAAGCGCCTGCGCAATCTGTACCAGCGATCGTCCGTTAAACTGTGTCGGTTCGGCTGCACAGTCAATCAGGTCAGCGGTCAGACTACGTCCGGCAATACCGGTGCTGACCGAACGGGCATCGTAACGAACGGGCGTCGCCTCCACCCAGCCGGTGATCACCAGCTCATCACCAATCAGCACCTCCACTTTTGAACCGTTTTTAATGCGCGACTGAAGCATGGTAATACCCTCATCTCCCGGCCACTGGCGGGTGATCTCCACACTGAAATCCCGCGCCAGTCGTTCAACACCGGCACCGATGCGCACCGATGTCCAGCCATTCCACTCCCGGCCATTTACCCGTAGCGTGACGTTATCGTTCATTGCACTGGCACCTTCAGAGGGATCACCGGCACAAAGCCGGGATGCGTAATGGCATTACGCCGGATAATGTCCGCGTCACGCGCCGCGTTATCAAACCAGGTCGCCGCCAGCACCAGCGCGGGTAAAACCTCATCCGGCGTGCGCTGAATGATCCGTGCAGACTGTTCAAGGCGCGTGTTGATATCCGCATTCAGATCTGCTTTCACCCGGCGCAGCGCCAGAAACAGCGCATCACTGGTTGTTCGGGACAACTCCTTATCAATTGCCGTATTCAGTGTGTCGCGAATGTCAGTCAGTTCTTCCCACGTCGGCAGGTCAACCGTGCTTTTCACCGCCGGTGCATTGTTCAGTGCCGGATGCGTGACGGAAGGCCAGCCAGTGCTCTGCGCGGGTGTTGTTGCCTGCCCCACTGCGGCATTCTGCATCACCGCGGAAGTTGTTGGCGCAGGCAATCGGGTGACGGCATACGCCGCTTCGCTGATTGCGGTCGTACGAAGGGTGCTGGCAACCACGTTACGCTGCTGCGTCGCCGTGGCGGTGGTTTTACTGTCCGTTTTCCAGACGCCGCGCGGTTGCAGATCGCTGCCGAGGCTGACACCGGAAAGCGTTTTGATCATGGTGACCAGGTCGCTGGCGTTACCATAAAGGCGTTTCCCGGTACGCCACATTTTCTGCACCTGCTCAACGAAATTTTTGCCTGACGATGGCGGCGGCAGAAGTACCGAGATATCCCCCTGCAACAGCCTGGCGGCATCCGATACGGCAGAATCCACCACTTTCATCGCATCAGAAACATACCTAAGCATTGTGCTGGCATTACCGACGACGTCGTTCTGCACAAAATCTGCCACGCCATCGATACTGAAACCACTGAAGCTGTCACTGATGCAGTCATCCAGTGCAGAACAGGATGACATCAGCGTCTGCGCCGTCGCCGCACCTGAAGTGGGGTAAGAGAGTTCTCCCGCTTCGACAAACTTCAGGTCAAAGCGGACAATACGCCCTTCACTCTTCGATGTGCTGACCCGAACCTCTCCGTCAACACAGACTTTCAGCTCACCGTAAGTCGGATGGACAAGCGTGCCGGAACCGGGTTTATTCAGCGCGTCAATCAGGCGATCGCGCTGGTCAAAGCAGTCATCTCCCACCACATAAGCTGTGATGGACGGGCGGAAAGTAATTTTCCCCAGGTCTTCGGTATAGGGTTTGTCGCGGTTCGGGTATTCGTGCGTTTCCACACGACGACCGGTTCCCGCACTTTCTTCTTCAACCTTAAACGGCACACCGCGAAATGACGCGTCCTGAAGTCTGTCTTTCCACGTCATATAAACTCCGTACATAAAAAATCCCACCGGAGTGGGACTCATTAACAGATTAATTTTTCATTACCTGCCAAAGCGCGTATAGCCAACATCATGGCTGACATCAAAACCGCTGGAACGCGTTTCCATAACCCGCATACCCGGAGGCGAATTCACAAAAGAGACCTTGATCTCACCATCAACTTTTGGCGCAGTAGCTTTATTAATCATGAAGGGATTCAGGCCTGTGGCATCGGAGGCGTTGTTTGACTGAGCCAGATCCACCGCCGGATAAGGTGTGTATCCCCGTGCCGGTATTCCCGTCCCATAAGCATCATAAGCACCCGCGCCCCACTGCGCAGAGTTAATGGCATCGACCGTGTCACCGGAACTGTCGGTAAACCATTCAATAATCGGCTTCAGCTTATCCCACATATCCTGAAACCACTTAACAACCGGTCCCCAGTTATTGATTACCATCCCCAGCGGCGACCAGGCAAAAACCTTCTTCAGAAGTTCCCAGCCAGCCTCAAAATAAGGACCAATGGTTTCCCAGAGCTTCTTGAAATAAGGTCCGACAACATCCCAGTTAGTGATAATTAATCCCGCAGCCAGGGCTATCGCCGTCGCAATCATTCCAATCGGCGTCATCGACATGATCCTGCTGACAATACTGATGGCACCGCCAACGCCCATCAATCCCAGTTTCAGAATCGCAAGACCGGCAGCAAGCCCGAAGACGCCGCGAATAACCCGGGGATTTTCATCCGCAAACTTCGTGAATTTTTCCCCTAACTCTCCCAGCCATTGCGTGATATTTTTGGCGTCACCAGAAAATGCGCCGCCAATAGCCGCAAGGCCGTTAGTTGCGGTCCCCGTCATTGCCTCCCACAGGTTGGACAGCGTACCAAGCTGGGCCTGAACACGTTTATTCAGGCTGGCCTGTTTATTCATCTTCTGCTGGATCTGATCGTAACCATCCTTTCCTTTATCGATCAGAGCATTGACCACCTGAAGGGTTTCAGCATCATCACCAAATATTGCCTTAAGTACACCTGTTCGCTTAACGTCGGTCAGTTTTCGCAGCTTTGCCAGTTGCCTGAACATGTTATCAAGACCGCCAAAACTTCCTTTGCCGTCAGTAAAATCGAGCTGTACCCCGAGTTTCTGGCGGGCCATAACTTTATTAACGTCCCTGATTTTCTTAACGCTTAATCCGGACTGGATAACTTTTCGCAGGGCATTACCTGCCGACTCCCCGTTCATCCCCATCTGATCCATCATGACGCTGATGGGGGCAAGGCTCTGTGCAGCCTGAAGACCGTCCTTGTTCACCATCTTCAGAACAGAACTGGTTTTAGTGAAGAAGGACAACATGTTGGTATCGTCAACGCCCAGATAAAACGCCTTCTGGATAGTGTCGAACAGCCCCATCATGTCTTCTGACGCCGTTCCGGTAGCATCCTGCATCTTTGCAGCAAACTCAGCAGCCGCTTCCGGTGTTTTTTTCAGTTGTACCGCAAGATAAGCTGTCGCTTTACCCACACCACCCAGAATGTTTTCTGCCGGGATCCCCTGACGCACCAGCATCTGCATCATGTTCTGGAAATCAGCCGTTGTACCGGGTAGCTGGTTACCCAGGCCAATAGCCAGTTTATTGATGTCCTGAAAGCGCTTTCCAACCTCGCCGTTCGCATCCATCATGGCGACTTTCAGCCCGGTGGCGGCGTTTTCCTGATCGGCATAAGATTTCAGGGAAAGCGTCAGACCCGCTGCCAGTCCGCCACCAAGCGCCAGCCCACCCTGTGACGCTTCTTCCGCCTGGCGTTTAAATCCCCGGATTTTCTTTTGCATTTTCGACAGCGCGGGAGAAAGCCTGTCGACACCGGTGATCAACGCCTTAAGCTCAAATTCAGCCATGTGTGCGTTTCTCCTGCTCTATCCTGTTTGCCTGACTGACCAGTAAGGGAATTTCACTGATCGGCATATTCAGCAATTCGAAAGGATTAATGCGCCAGTAGCTGGCGCAGTCAAAGAAGCGATCAGTAAGGTATTCAGCCGTCAGGCCTGGAGGAAAAAACCAGCCACAAGCCACGCCGCTGCATTCAGGTCTGCCGGAGACATCTGGTCGACAGAGCTTTGCGGCACTTTCGCCAGCCGCACAATGTATTTCGATACCACATGCGCCAGAAGTCTGACGGACTCATCCTGATTCATCTGGTAGGGATACCCCAGCTCGCGGACATCTTTCCCGGTGGGCTCATCAAACTCCAGTACGGAGAGTGTCTCGCCATGAGCGGTAATCGGTTTCTTTAACTCAAGCTCTTTCATTACTGGTAATCCCCTTCTTCACCGTGGAACTCAAGATCGACCGTGCCTTCTTCGGCATTATGGTTCGCTTCGCCGTGCAGCCAGGCAGACGACAGTACATAGACCTGACCGTTTGCCAGCTCGGCAGTGATGGTCATCTCATCAGACGAGGTGATTTTGCTCACCGGAAAATTCTTCGACACCTTGAAGGTCCCTTTGACATAAGGCGCACGGTGAGTTTCCTTGCGGTCCACTGAACCGTCCAGGCCGATGATGTCATCATTGACCGTCCTGTTCATGGGCACCTCAATGCCGCCGGTCAGCGATAGCTGCTGACCGTCAATTTTGAAATAACAGGTTCCCCCGATACGGGCCATTATGCAGACTCCTCTGAATACTGAAGACGGAACTGGTTAACCACGGCAAAAACACGCAACTGGTTAACATAGTCAGGCGGGAACAGCGTGTTCAGGCGGTTCGGATCGCTGGCATCACGCTCCACAACCAGGTACTGCTTAAACAGTTCGTAGTTTTCCACGATCCCCGCACGCTCAAGCTGACGGTAGGTTGCCAGCAGTTCCCCTTTGATTACCGCCGGGGTGACAATCGCCTGACCGGGACCAAAGCGGGTACCGTCGCTGGCAAGCTTGTGACGCCCGTACTTACTGGTAATGACGGATTTCAGTTTGCGCAGTACATACGCACTGGTATGCAGCGTCTCGCTGTCGAGGTAGCTGTTATCCGCAACCCCGTAAGCGTTTTTCCTGTACGTGGTGACATCACGCTGAATGCGCAGCACCCCGCTTTCGACATACGCCGTTGCCACGCCATGAGACAGCAGGGTCTGCTGCTCGGTCATCGTGAACCGTTTCCCCTTCGGCGCAGGCAGCATACCCACCAGCTCACCGGTCTGCGTGGGACGTGCCGGATCGTTGCGGATAAACACCGCTGCGCGGGCGGTACGGCTTGCCGCCAGCTCGTCGGCAGGCGTCTGGGTCTCTTTTTCGTACCCCGCCAGGGTAATGTGCTGCTGGTTGAACTGGTCACCTGCGGTCACCAGTTCTGACAGCGTGCCGATCTTTGCCGTATACACATGACCATACAGCTGACGCGCATAGCTCCAGCGACCGCTGGTATCGTTCATCTCGGTCACCAGTGTGTTAACGGAGGCCGTGTCGTTGAACGGCAGGCCGATATAATCAAACGGCTCATCCGCCATTGCAGCCACCGCGCCGGTGAGAACAGGAGAGCCCGTTCCGGCGGTCCCCGTCGCCACGGCAATCTGTACGCCCGCAGGCAGCACTTCGCCCCCACCAAAGCCGTAGTAATTGAGGCTGACAGGAATTTCATTCCCGCAAAGCCCCTTATGACGCGCGGTCAGTGTGACCACGCCAGCCGAAGATGAGGCCGTAAACGGCAGGGCCGGAACGGCATTGATGGCATCCTGGATACTGCTGGCAATCGTCGTGACGTTATCGCCGTTAGTCACCGGTGCCTGCACGCGGGTACGTCCCACATAAACATTCACCGTGCCGGTTTCGGTTGCCGCCCCGGTCACCGTCAGCGTAACTGTTGCCGCCGCGCCCGTGGATTCAGGAACGGCAATTACATACAGTTCACCAAACGGGTCGGTCTGGCGATAAGCCTTGACCATACGCGCCAGCTGACTTCCCGCACCACAAATCTGGCGTGCATAGTCTGCCGACGGCATCAGTACCAGACTGTTGGCAACAATCTCTGCGCCGTTATTGGCATGACCAATCAGCAGCGATGCTCCGCTGTCCTGTGCAGTATTCGCCGCCTGGTTATCCATTTCCGCATAAAACAGCGGAACCAGCGTATTCGACGGAATGGTGTTAAAGCTTATCGTCATCGGTGTTCACCTTTTTATTCACGCGCCGGATATCACCCGCTGCTTCACGGCGCAGCCAGTAGTTGTTCTCGTCAACATTTCGCCCTTCGGCGGGCAAAAGGTCACCGCGGGCAGGGTCAGGCACTGACCGCCCTTTAACAGGTTTCACAAACATGAAGATTCTCAGGAAGGAAGGGTTATTTCGGTGTGATGTTCGATATCGCCGTCAGGCCCGTTACCGGGATCGAGATAATCAACATCAATCGCCAGCGTTCGCAGTTCATCCAGACTGTTCAGGTCATCCTGCTGGCGGGTATCGTCTTCAGTCAGCTCGCTGATGATCGAAAAATCGAACTGATAAATCAGCTCATGACGATTCAGATCCAGCAGCGTGCCGCCGTCATAGTTAATCGGGTTACCGCACTCTTCCGGGTTCCAGCCCAGCAGGGCCTTAAAGAGCATCTGCCGGACATCGTCCACCACATCATACGAAGCAAACTGACCGCGCTCATCACGCCCGTTACTCAGTATGACAACCACGGAGAAGCCCTCTTTCAGCTCCTGCCAGTAGTCGGTCTGGCTTTTGTTTTCTCCCGGAGAATCATCACCCGGTACCACATACGCCGCCGGGAGTCTCAGCTTTCCGACCTCCGGCAGATTTTTGAACTGTGCCGCGCCTGCCACCCGGTTTTCAAAATACGGGCAGCGGGCACGCAGCGCAGCAATAACAGGCGTCAGTTTCATCTGTGTCGTCGCTCCGGCTTCAGTGATTTACGCAATTCCCGCGCCAGAAAATAGCGTGTCCAGCTGCGGTTCTTTTCAAGCGCTTCCACCATGAAGTTATTACGTGGAGCCAGTCGCCAGCCGCTGCCACCGGATGCACCACGATGATGACTACGACGACGTTTTGCTCCTCCCCGGACACCAAAAAACAGAAACGCCGGATAGAAGTCACCAGAGATCATCCGGTTCCCCTTCCCGTTGCGCTGGTTAGGGGCAATGCGTGTCATAAAACCGGCTCGCTTTTTACTGGCTCTCGGCACCATATAACCAATCGAACGAGCCAGGCGTCCGGTCTGATAACCGGGGTTTTCACCCGGTGCCGACCGCGCACGGCGCATCACCAGCCGACGGGCATCACGCATATGACGCTGCCCAATCGTGACAAACGCCCGCCGGACACGGGCGCGGTTAAAGCGCATCTCGGCGGGCTGCTGAACATCAACGTGAAAAAAGGGAGTCGCCATTGCTGCCTCCGTGACTCTGCCTACATTCGCCCAGCTCCGTACACTCCAGCAGCAGAAAGCGCCGCGCCCCGTTCAGATCGCGCTGACGTTTCACCCGGTACACACTGTCACCGCAGACCACCTCATAATCAGCGGTGATCCCCCGGCGGTAACGAATGGTGATGTAATGGGTGATGGCGTCCCCTGTCTGCGCGGTTTCCTGCCAGGTGGTGGCACTGGTCTGGATAACCTTCGCCCATGTCCGGAACGTAACCGGGTATTGAGGCTCCACGCCAAAGTTATCCGCGGGCATATCCACCCGCAGGCGGATCAGGACGCGTTTATTCAGTTCACCGGGGTCCGGCAGAATGTAGGTTGCGCTGGTCTGCGCCTGACGAATTTTCATTGCGGAAAGTACCTGTACGGGCCGACAAGCCAGCCAAAACTCTGCGGCATGTCGAGTTTCTCCACTTCCGTAACCGACGAGCGGTTTTCGTAAAAATGGCTGATAAGCATCAGCATCCCCAGACGAATATCATCCGGCAGGTGCAGCCCGTCCGGATCGCTCTCCGGAATGGTTTCATCCGGTGCATAGAGCTTCCGGTTCAGATACGTTTCCGTCCGCTTTTGCGCCGCACAGGCCAGCAGTTGCAGATGGCGGTCATCAGCATCGAAATCCTCATCCAGCCGGAGTTGGGCTTTAATCTCTTCCATTGTCAGAAGCATACTCAGCCCTCTTTACTGGTCGTGGCTTTTTTCTCTTTTGCCGCTTTACTGCTTTTTGCACTGGTTCCGCGCTCTGCTAACCCGGCCTGAAGTGCAATCTCCTGCACCCGGGCAGGAAGCGCCCCATCGTCATACTCACCGGCCCGAATGACCTCAACACGCATACCGTCCGGTGACCATTTCAGATCTTGTTTCAGGATCATGATTCTTCACCCGTCAGAACAGGGGGCGCGGTTCCGCGCCCCTGAGTGATTACGCCGCTGCAATCTTCAGCAGTTTGATGGCCTGCGAATCGACCAGCATCCCGCCGGTGCGCTTGGTGGTATAAAAACCGACAAACGGTTTATTGGTGTACGGGTCACGCAGAATGCGGGTGCCGATACGGTCAACGATGGTGTAACCCCGTTTGAAGTTACCAAATGCAATGGCTTTCGCATCAGCGGCGATATCCGGCATCTGTTCGTTTTCAGCGATACCGTAACCCGCCAGAGAGGACGGCTGCCCCAGTTCCAGCCCCGGACGCCACAGATAGTTACCCTCGCTGTCTTTAAGCAGACGGATGGCAAACAGGCTGTTGTTGTTCATCATGAACTTCGCGCCAGTGCGGTGTGCCTTACGCAGCGTGTAAATCAGTTTGATAATGGCGTCTGCGGTCACCGCGGTCGCTTCGCCGGATACAATATGCTGAAGTTTGCCGAACGCCCGGACCTTGTCGGTTTCATCAGTGGATTCATACGCCAGGAACCCTTTCGGCTTCTTGGTGCCATCGCCTGAGGTAAAGGCAATTTCTTCCTGTTCGGCAAATTCGGTTGCCAGCTCGCTGTTGATCCAGGCCTCCACGTTGAAGAAGGCATCGTCCAGCATTTTCTGGGTAGCCTGCGGGTTGCCGTAGATTTCCCCCATGAGAGGTTCAATCAGCTCCAGTCTGGAGGTGGCAGTCTGGGATCGCGTATCCGTTTCCCCCACCCATCCGGAAGCCGTACCGCCCAGATTCACCAGTTTTTTGTAGTCGGAACCGCCAACGGTGATCACCGTGGCTTCCTGACGCATCACCACTTCATCTTTCAGCAGGTTAAGAATGTTGCGATCCAGTTCTTCCGGCACGGCGTAGCCACCGTCTTCATCGGTACCCACCTGCAATGCCTTACGCTCCAGATCGCGCAGACCGTCTTCACGGCCTTTACGTAGAAAGCCCACAAACGCCTCTTTATGCTCGGTGGCCAGTTTATTTTGCGCTCCACCTGCCGGACGTTTCAGCTCAAGCAGCTCTTTTTCAAGGTCGCTTTTGAGATTTTCCAGCTCGCTGAGTTTCCCGTTCAGGGTTTCCACCTGCCCGGCAAGCTTGCCTTTTTCCTGCTCAATCGCATCCACGCGCTTGTCGTTCTTTGCTTTGAAGTCGTCAAACTTCTGCTGCAGCTCCTGCGCGACCTGTTCGACATCTTTAATATCAACCGCCATCGTATTTCTCCTGATTAGAAGTTCAGATTTTTCAGTGCATTCAGTGCAGAGCCCACATCCTCAGCGTCGCGCAGGGACAGTGCGCCATAGCCCCCGGCCATGAATGCTTTGGCCTGGGTACGGGAGAGTCCGACATCACGCAGGACTCTTTCGATTTTTTTCTGTTCGGGGATTTCCCCGCGGGCCAGCGCGTTCTTGACGTCGCTGATCCGCGCCTCGTCGTTAGACGGAAACGTCACCAGACTGACTTCCCAGAGGTCGATTTCTTTCAACAGAAAGGCTTCTTTGCTCCGGTCGTATTCCCAGTCTTTCAGGACGTACCCAATAGAAAGGCCGGTTAACGAACCGGCCTTCATGTGTGCATGTGCGCGTTTTGCGAGGGGATCATCATCAATAAGCAACCGTCCCCTGACGTAAAGCCCGACATCGTCTTCCTTCATTTCGGTGTAAACACCGATGGGTTCATCCATGCGGTGCTGCCAGAGCAGCGCAGGTAACGCTTTTCTGTCACTCCACGCCCGCAGGGAAGCAGCAAATGCCCCGGACATCACCACATCATCGTGGCTGTCCTTTACACCAAAGACGGAGCCATACCCTTCAAACTCACCGGAGTCACTGACAGATTTCAGACTCAGCGGTACATCAAGACGTTGTTTCGTCTGCATTGGCGTTATCCTTCTGCTTACCGGCTTTACTGCCATCGGAGGGTTTCGTGGTCATGTTCATCGGTGTGAGATAGACATCCCCACCGGGACGCGGATTCATATCTTCCAGGTCGCGGCAGTCATTGGGAGAGTAAATTCCCCAGTTAATCCCGGTGGCGTAGGCTTCAAAACGGGACTTCATATCCCCGCGCAGTAACGCCCCGGCGTTAAATTTGGCGTAATAAACGCCCTGCTTACTTTTTCGTACCAGTCCGGTGTTGATCCGCTGCTCAATGCGGGTCAGATACGGCACCAGTGAATAGTTGATAAATCCCAGCCCCAGCTCTTCGATATTGTTGAAGGTGGCGCGATCGGTGTTCTGCACCATGTGCAATGGCACACGGAACAGACGACAGATTTCTTCAAGCTGAAACTTGCGGGTTTCCAGGAACTGGCTGTCCTCGGCGTTCAGCGCCATCGACTTCCAGTCCAGCCCCATCTCAAGGATCATCGGGCGGTGAGCATTACCAAGCCCGGTGTGACGCTCCTCAAAATCTTTCTTCAGACGCTCATAAGCCTGATCCGACAGCGTCTGCTCTGTACGCAACACACCGGACGTCACCGCACCATTGCTGAACAGTCTGGCCCCGTGCTCTTCGGTCGCAGCTGCCAGCGATATTGCCTCGCGGGCATAGGCGATGGGATTCAGTCCCACCAGACCGTCCAGCGTCAGCGTGCGCACATGCCAGATATCTTCCTGGCTCAGTACATCCGTGGAGCCGTCCGGGAATGTGACCTGATAGACCGGCTCCCAGCTACTGTTAAGCTTCGGTACCACACAGCCGGGATCGACGGGCAGCAGTTCAGCCACTTCGCCAAATGCTTTCACTTTGTAGGCGTAAAAGTTGCCCCGCAGGCACAGACAGGTGACCACCAGCTCCCATAACTCCTGCGGCGTCATATAGCCATTAGGATGCGAGGAGATCAGCTTATGCAGACGTTCGCCAGTGGCTCTCTGCTTCAGACTGCCATTCAGGTGATACAGGTTGCAGGGCAACATCCCGACCGACTCCGCCAGCACCCTAACACAGGAAAAAACCGCCGTCAGTCGCATGGCCCGCTGACTGCTGATCTGCTTTCCGGTATAGGTGTCGTAGGACAACCCGATAGCATCCGCCAGCTCTGCTGGCGTGGTCACCGGTGCGTCACTTTTTCGTTGAAATAATCCCGAAAAGAACACTATTTACCTCCACCATCAGACAGCTGTGTACGGTCGAGATATCGCGCCACCAGCCACGACCAGAACAGACACAACGCCCCGGCAACAACAAACCCCGCCGGGGGATAAATCAGCCAGGCACCATACGCCAGCAAAAGCGCACCCAGCACGCCCACCAGAGGCGCGAGAATCAGCATGATCATAATTACCTCAGTTAAAGCGAGCGGATCCCATAGGACTCAATGTGGTCAGACAGCGTGTCTTCTTTCTCGTACAGCATGGCTCTGCCAACCGCCATAATCAGCGCAACTGCACCATCGATTTTGTTTTCCACCTGCTCTTTGACGGGCTTCACCACATCATCGTTACCCGGAATAGTTTTGCCGACCACGTTGCCGATACACCAGGTCATGATGGGATTGCCATCATGATGAAAGCGCCCCGATTCAATTGCCGCTTCCAGCTCTTTCATCGGATCGGACATGTTGGTGTAGTTCTGAATAATGGTGACGGGGTTCAGGTCTTCATCAGCAAGGTCATGTGACAGCCCGGTCGCCCCGAAGGGGTCGATGGGTGACTCGCTGACCGGGCTGATTTTGTTCGCCGCTTTGGCCTCTTCGAGGATGTAGCGATAATCCACCTCTGCACCATCGGTAACTGTCAGGACGCCCATTTCCACCCATTTCTGAAAGCGTTCGGCTGTCCGGCGATCTTCATTTTTCTCGACGCTGTACACCGTGTCATACGGTACCCAGAAACGCGGGGCCACACTGTAGTAATGCGCTTTACCGTCAATCTCACGGGTATAAAGTCGCGCCATGCTGTTCATATCCAGTTTACGCGCCAGGTCAAAGGCCAGAATGCACGGCTGCCCCTCGAATTGCTCAAGAGTCAGTGACTTATCCTCGCAGCTCTGCCAGCTCACCAGGTTGAAATACGCCGAACGCGCCGACACCCAGATATTGAGGTGTTTTGTTTTAAAGACGTTTGCCAGACGGGCGTTATTTTTCGCACGTTGTTGCTGACTTAACAAAAACTCACGGTAAACCGACACCCCGATATTCGGGTTGGCTTTTTCCAGCACCTGCGGGTCGGTCCAGTCGTCACCTTCGTCAACGGTATAGATGATCCCGAACAGTTCATCGTTGGGTACCGAACCGTTGAGCATCTCGATAACTTCCCGCCGTTTGTCGTAGCACGGCCCCTCAATGTTGTACCCGGCGGTAGTGATAGCCCACATCAGTGGCTGACGTCGCGCCCCCATCCCGGTAAGCATCGTGGTGTAAAGCGCATCTGTGGCGTGCTCGTGATATTCATCCACCACCGCACAGTGGGGTGATGAACCATCACCGGGGTTACCGATCAGCGGTTCAAACCGCGCCCCATCCTCCGGACGGTTCATGTTTGAGGCGTTAACCTCAATCCCGAACGCTTCCGTCAGCATGGGTGTGCGTTTACACATCAGTCGTGCCGGACGAAAGACTTCCCATGCCTGTTTCTCCGTCGTGGCACCGGAATACACTTCCGCGCCGAACTCGTTATCACAGGCAAAACAATACAGGGCAACACCGGCAGAGATTGCCGATTTACCGTTCTTACGGGGGATTTCGGTATACACCTCCCGGAAGCGGCGCAGCCGGGAGCCTTTATTGACCCAGCCAAACGCGCAGCAGATCACAAAGAGCTGCCACGGCTCCAGCGTGATGGGCATCCGTTTGAATGCCCACTCACCCTTGGTGTGCGGCAACAGCTGAATAAATTTCGCGGCCCGTTCAGCCTGGTCCTTGTCGAAGCGGTAACGAAACGACTTACTTTTTTCCGCCATCAGGTCATCAAGATGGCGCTGGCAGGCCTGAATCACAAACTGGCAGGCCACAATCTTTCCGCGCACGACATCACGGGCATACTGATTGGCTGCATTTACGTTGGGGTAAGATTTCCGGCTCATGATTCGATAATTTTCAGAAACGGGTTAGTGGCTTTCTTCTGCCCCGCCAGGCCAATCAGACGCTGGCGGCTGCTGGGGTCGAGTCCGAGCATTGCCCCCGTGCTGCTCATCTCGGACTCCTGTTCTTTCTTGGCGGTCAGCTCCGGATTTTTGACCATACCGCCCATTGCACCGGTGATGGTGTTGCCCTGGCTGGCAATATTTTTCACGGCACGTCGCCAGAACTCATAGGCTACGCACCACCGCTCAAGCACCGCGAGGTCAGTCACGCACAGCAGGCCCTGACCGCAGAGTTCTTTGGTTGTCAGTTGCCACATGATCGTGGCGAGAGGGAGATTTTCTTCTGCGAACCACTCCGGTGGCTCAACGCCTTTGATGGGCGTAAAAACAGGTTCATCTTTGTTCAGGGCTCGCTTGCCGGGGTTTCCGGCCAGCGCCTTGCGCGCCGTTGGCTTGGGGCGACGCCCGGAACGCCCCGCCGTTCCAGCCATATGCGGCACTCCTGGTTAAATTTCATTTTTCGCGGGTATAAAAAAACGATGGGGCGGGCAGTCCGGAAGACGTCAGGCTGCAGGGATTTGACCCGCCCCTCCCCTCAGACAGTTGAGAATTATTATCACTTTAACCGTTCACGGGCCGTCTTCGCCTTATGACACGGCCAGCACAGACTCTGCAGATTACTGTCAGCATCAGTGCCGCCATGCGCTTTAGGGATGATGTGGTCAACAGTTTTCGCCTCACGCACCACACCAGCACGCAGACATAACTGACACAGGCCTTTGTCACGCTTCAGAACACGCGCGCGGATACTGTCCCACTTCGAACCGTAGCCGCGCTGATGACGGGATTGTCCAGGTTTGTATTGCTTCCAGCCTTCGCTTTTGTGGCTTTCGCAGTAGCCTGAAGGGTCAGTAGTGGTATGGCGGCAGCCGCGAACACGGCAGGCTTTCGGGGTTCGTGGCGGCATTAATGCTTCCCTTTAAGTTATTACGATGGAACAGACCATAGAAATGGCAATAAAAAACCGCCCGGAGGCGGTTCAATTATCATCTCGATAAACTAAATCAGATCACCAATGTATTTTGCACTAATTGAAATTTGCATCTGAGGCATTCCGACCACAGATCCATTTAACAGGTAATCACGTCCTCGTTCCTGCAAAGAAAGACTCAATTCAAAGTTCTTTACCCCAGGGAAAACCGAGGTGACATTTAAATCATGCTGCGATACGCGCAGAATAAGTTGGCTACCGTCAATTTTTCCCTGATACGTAAAACCAAAATCTCCGCCGTTTACTGCATTGTTTTTGACAACTACGGTACCATTACCAAAATCACGTTGATTGCTTCTGAAAACAACAAAATAGATACCATCTTTCATGTGTAAAGCCCTTTAAAAGAGTCACCAAAATCAGGTGCTTTGTATCTATTGGGCCATCACATATCAAATCAAGGAACAAAACAAAGTTAACATCATTTTTTTTGCATGATGTGACCACGCTCAACTTCAATCCTTCTGATGTCAGCTTTATCGGTATTACACTGCGCCAATGCAGACAACAAGGCGACATTCAGATCTAAGCTCGAGCCCCACGTAAAATGATCAGGTAAATCAGGCTGAGGGGTTTCAGCCGTCAGGCTGGCTGGTAACGGAACTACCGGAACCTGGACGTAAACTGTTCGCGTACTTCCGCAACCGGTCAGCAGCGGCAGCAGGCACAGGACGTGAAGCACAATCATCATCCGCAACAGCCACTTTGATATCTTCCTGGGTTCTCTGTGACTCCAGTGCGATCTGCTGTTTTGCATGCTGGTTAGCCTCCAGAACAGTATTGACGATTTGTAGTGATTGCAGGACGTTATTGGTAATGGCAGTTGCTGATTCAGCATTTCGTACAGCCTCATCAGCACGTTTCTTTTCGTACTGATATTTGCTGTAGTAGTGGTTGACCGACCAGATGAAAGAACCAATGACAGTAACGAAGAAAACAGCGATAACCAGCTTATAGCTCAACTTCATTTACCACCCCACCAGCCTCTTTAAACCGGGCAATCAGGTCATCGATTTTATGTTCATACTGACCGTAACCCGCACCGGGTAACGACGCCCAGATATTGCTACAACGATCGATAGCCTGACGGATATCACCGCGATCAATCATCGGTAAAGCACCACGCTCTTTAATCTGCTGTAATGCCACTGAGTCCTGGCTTTTGGGAGAGAAGTCTTTCAGCCCAAGCTGCTTGCGGTAAGCATCCCACCAGCGTGAAAGAAGCTGATAACGTCCGGCGGCTGTTGATTTTAGTTTTGGGTTTAGTGTGACAAGTTTGCGAGGATGATCGGAGTAATCAGTAAATAGCTCTCCGCCTACAATGACGTCATAACCATGATTTCTGGTTTTCTGCCGTCCGTTATCCGTTCCTTCTGACCATGCCACCATATCGAGGAAAGCTTTACGCTGAGGATTAAGATTTTGCATTTTTCACCCCTGTCAGTCGTTCCCAGAAGTACGTCAGTGCAACCGAACCCATCGCACCACTAATCCCCGCTGTCGCGAGAATCATGTAAATACTGAATCCACTTTCGATGCTGATCAGGCCACCAATAACACCGGTGAATCCTGATACCACTATCTGAGCCAGAGCATTTATCCAACTCCACGTTGCTTTACTCTGCTTCACATCTATCAGGTAGCGGACCAGACCGCCCCAACCTGCGATGATCAGCAAAACGAGCCAGAACGCTCCGGCAAGGCTCTCTTTTTCGTGCATATGAATAGCCAATGTTTCGCCGCCGACAAAAGGCCGGGACGTTAAATGTCAGAAATCAGGCTCACGGGGTAATTTAACGACAAAGCACGGAGTTGATGCTCCCCGCAAGCCTGGAATAAAAAAGCCAGCATGTAGCTGGCAACAGAGGGTTAAGCAATATCAACTCAACAGCTGAAGACACCCTGGCTGGGGTACGTTGGAAGGATACTCACCGCCCAAAAACAGAAAAGCCCAAGGCTTTAAACCTCGAGCTTGAATTTGGATTACTGCCAGTGCGTACAACATTGGCAAAATATCAGATTTATATGAAATATATGCTTTTTAATCCAGTTTTGCAATATTTTGCTGTGAAAATGTCGCCTTTTGTTTTGAACGTGTTCTCGTTAGAAGCAATAAAGCTTCGCTATCAAGCTGTAGAAAAATGTGCTTCATTGCAACCCAGCGTTCAGTGAATGTCTCAGACCAGTTTTTTGATGTCACTCCCACCAGTGACGCCAGTTCCTGGTATTCATAAGCCTCACGCCCTGCCAGTTCGCTCTTCACATCCTGTGCCGCCAGCCAGATCAACTTCTTCAGGCGTTCCAGTGTCTTACCTGCAATTTTTCTGGTACCCAACAGAGTCTTAAACTCGCTCCATGTCCACTGCGTTATGGCAACCTGATGCTCCCAGCGAATATTTTCACTGTAACTCCACAGCAACCATGCTTTCTGATGCTCATCGAGAGACAGAACAGCGCGGCGCCATGAAGAGGTTGAAAACTCAACCGGACTGATCAGGGCGACAGATGAACCTTTTGCGTACGACTGTTTACCGGAAATCGGCTGATTATCCAGCATAATAATCTTGCCAGTTACCTCATCCAGAATGCGTCGCTTCTTTCGTTTGTATGTACCAGTATCAAATTGTGCATGCTCCAGCCAGGCTTCAAGCTGGCCTTTCGTTGCTCCGCTCAAGTCAGCGGTAGCCACCATGAGTTGCTCGCGGACATACTGTAAATATTGGGTATTCATGCGGCAGCTCCTTTCAGTGTTTTGGCGTAATTCCTCAGTATTCGGTAATCGGTCAAAACAGAACCGGGGAAACGATATAAGCGCAGGCGCATCCAGCGGTGGCGAAGACGTTCTGCCACATAAAACTCAAACATCATTCATTCCCCAGTTCGGTGATGGTCAGCTCCAGCTTCCCACCTTTGGTAACAGGCATCTTCACAACACGGTAATCAACGACCTGAGCATCATCCAGCCAGAAACTTGCTTTAGTGAGTGCGTCAAAAGCGGCTTTTTGCAGATTATCCAGGTCACGGCGACGGCGATCCGGCATGTGGCACTCAATACGGATTTTCACTGGCATAGCCAGGCCGATATCCAGCATTGCGTTTTTAATGATTCGGGTGACGTTATCGCGGTATGCCTGCCCCTCTGCGCTGACGTGCGTGCGCCCGCGATTATGGCGGTAATAGCGATTATTGCTCGGAGGCCAGGGTAATATGATACTGTAGGTATTCACGCCTTAATAACCCCCTCTTTCAGCCAGATAACCTGTGTTCTCGCCATACCTTCCAGCGCGCATTCTTTTGCATATGCAGCATCGACAAAATGTGTGCGGCGGTCGATTTCGTCGTGGCAGGCAGAACATGCAATGGTGGCAATCAGGTCTGGCGGTTTGGTACCGGTGCCGCACAATCCAGCCAGCCGGATATGTGCCAGTACAGACGTTTCAGGGTTGCCATTACATACGCCAGGGATTCTTACCTGGCATTCCCGACCACGCGCTGCTTTTCTCAAATCAGCCATGATTCCTCCTTGCTGCCAGTCGCAACCATTTTTTATCAACCAGGCTGGCGGTATACCCGAGCAGTGTTGGTATTTCGGATGGCTTCAGCTCAGGTTTACGCTTACGACGATTTGGTACTTTGTAGATGTGTCCGTTCATGACACGAATAAGCGGTGTAGCCATTACGCCTCCTGCTTGTCGCGCAGCAGCTGGAACTCGCAGCGCTGCGGAATAGTCAGGTGGCAGCCAATATTCATCGCCCAAGCTTCAACCTTACACAGGAAGACATACATCTCTCCGGTATCAAGATCGGAGGTATGGCGTAACGACTGGATAGTAGTGATTTCGCCGGTTACGACATCAACCAGGTCCTTGGTTTCATAACCGAGGTATGTGTGTTTGAGAGCATCTTTTACCCATGCTGCGGTAGCGAACGATTTCCCCCTGCTGATGAGGTATTCACTGATTTCGCTGTACCACATATGGCTGAGTGCATTCTGGGAAAGACTGCGTTTCTCACGCCACGGTTTAAGCACCATGCGAAAGCATTTTCCGTCCTCCAGATAAGGCTGGATCTGCTGGCCGATAGCGGTGAAGTTGCCGCGATGCAATTTGATGCCATCTTGTGGGAGGTTCACGATTCACCTCCGCAGAGGCCAAACGCTGGATGCAAAAAATCGCAGGTGCATTTCTGCATCTGTGGAGGGAGAAGAGAGTTTGGATTGTGTGTGCGCATAAACGTCCCCGTTTAGCGCAGAAGTCACCGGAGTTGTTCAGGCTCCGGTGATACAATTATGGCGAATTGATTATTCATAATCAAACAAGATAAGGTCTCAAACTTCATGCAAGCCAAGATTTATTTCTGACAGAATTATACAAAGAAGCTATTGGTCAGAATCTACCCGGACTGTAAAACATACGCATAACCTTAAGCTCTCACTTTAAGCATTGTTGAAATAATAGCCGTCAAGTACAACCTTAACCACGACTGGGATATTTCCCTAGCTACCACGAGTTGTACGGCTATTAAACTGCCGTTAAATTCAGTAAGAGAATTTCATCCGATAAGTCAAGGCATGTAAAACATGAAAATTAACAAGATATTATCATCTGCAACACTATTGTATGGTATGTCAATGGCCATGTCGGTCGGGAGTTGTGCAACACCTGTCCAGACTAATCTTCCTGGTTACACCCCGGGTGCAGATATCATTAGTGTTTCACCGACCAGAAACCAGGTCGATCTCATTGGTGATGTTGTTTATTCCCAGATAAAAGGAACTCGTTCTGTCAGGCAGCTTCACATGTCAGTTCTTGTCCCGCGAACAAATGATTTAAAACCAGCCATTATTTATTATCCCGGCGGCGGATTCATGTCTTCTGAACATGACAAATTTATTGAAATGAGAATGGCTCTGGCTGAAGCTGGTTTTGTTGTGGCCGCTGTAGAATACAGAACAATTCCTGATACATTTCCAGCACCAGTTGAGGATGGGAAAGCTGCAATACGTTACTTGAGAGAACATGCCAGCGATTATGGGATTGATCCTCAAAGAATCGGAGTTCTGGGTGACTCTGCCGGTGGATGGCTTGCCCAGATGATGGGAACTACAAATGGTGACAAAACCTTTGATAAAGGTGACTTTCTTCAGCAATCAGCAGATGTTCAGGCAGTTGCCACACTTTATGGGATTTCTGACTTGTTGAATATTGGCGAGGGGTTCCCTGAATCAGTGCAGAAGGTTCATCGATCTCCTGCCGTAACCGAAGCCTTAATGATCAATGGCCCTGCATTCAGAAGTTTTGCGGGAGCCCCCATAACAGCGTCAAAAGAAAAAGCGCTAAACGCCAGTCCAATCGGACATATGAAAGGAGTAAAACCCCCATTTCTTATTATGCATGGTAGCAAAGACACTCTGGTTTCACCTGAGCAAAGCGCCAAACTATTCAGGATGTTGAAGAAGAACGGCGATAACGCTGAGTACGTTCTGGTAGAAGGGGCTGAGCATGGCGATAATACATGGTATCAGCCAATTATTATAAACAGAGTCGTTGAGTGGTTTACTAAAAACCTGGGAGCCCCCATAAAAACCACTACCCAACAACAGAACCCAAACGCTAACCTGTAAAAATAGGGAGGGCTTAGCCCTCCCTATTCTGTTTTGTTAACTGTCCTTTTCAGGAAGTTTTACAACAAAAGTTGTTAATTCTTTCTCATACGTTTTTTTACTATTTGTTATTTTGGCCTTAATCCAGTGATAACCGCTTTCATAGGTGCTGAACTCCGAGGCAGCGTTACCTGTCGAGCTTAACGTTACTGTAGCAGGTTCCATTTTGACGCGTTGAGAGGTTGGGCTATCTTCACTACCAGCAGAAAACTCAACCGTACCAGACAATGGGTTTCCAAAATGATCGACAAATCGAGCATAAATACCTGTTGGAGAGCCGTCATTAACCTCATAACCATAGTCTTTTTCAAGACTCAGAACCCCATTTGCTTCATCAGCGTACAGGGAGAATGATTTCACCGCGCTAACATCACTACCAAGTTCGTTTAAGGTCGCCGTTAATTTATACGAACCAGCCGTTCGACCATGTACGCTTACCGTAGCCTGGCCGCGCTCATCAGTCGTTACTGTGGTTTTATCAACCACCAACGCACCATATTTGGACGGTCCAGAGGTCTTAATATTCAGTGCTCGACCACTTAATGCTTCGCCTGACGTATTTTTCAGATGCAACGTAAATGTAAGATTGTTGGAATCGCTCACAACAGCAGAAGATACAGATGATGTGATATCCAACACAGCATCCTTCACATCCGTCATGGCATCAATATTTTGGCTTGCAGTTATGCGTTTCCCATCCTGAACATGCTCGGCCTGAATTGTGTACTGGCCCGATTTCGATGCAGTGAACTGCGTTGATGCCTTTCCATAAGCATCCAGCTGCAGTTTACTGCTGGTCAATGATGCTCCCGTCGATGGGGTGATCGTTAAATTTACATCACCGGTAAATGCATTGTTATTGGCATCAACCAACTGAATGTCTACTGTTGCACTTTCACTGCTATCGGCCACAATCTGCTGTTTTGATACACTCATAGTGAGTTCTGCGGAAGCAATATCTGGCACAAAAGTTAACTTAACGCTGCCAGATTCCACACTATTAGAACCATCAGTCACCCGTGCAGTTACCGTGTACTCACCAGCTCTCACCGTTGTAACTGGTACAGAAACATGCCCTGTTGAATCAGTCACGATATTTGTCGGCACAGACAACCCTTCAGATGAGGTGATGAGCTGAACCTTCTGTCCATTAACCGACGCATTAGTATTATTTGTTAGCTGAACATTCAATACCGCAGCATCTTTACCATTAGCAGGAATATTCGAAATTAAGCTACTGTTTTCAGGCGTCAGTGACAGTGAAGCTCCGCTCATATTTGATGCAAAGGTCACAGTTAACTCAGTAGATACCTGAGGTCCAGCGTGAGCTTTAATCACGTAAGAACCAGGAGTGGTGCTTATTAACGCAAAAACAGCATTACCGTTTTCGTCAGTTGACACTGCATGTTCACCACCAACTTGAGTTACCCCCGCAGGTAAGGACAACGTAACAGCATAACCAGGAACAACATTGCCGAAACGATCTGTAAGACTTACAGTCACCGTATTCTGTTGTTTTCCATCAGCCAATGCATTATTTTTACTGGCTTCAATACGAGAGAACGCGAACTGAATTCGGTCCTCCATAAAGGAGATTTCTTTCTCAATGTCGGAGAAATCGTGACGCTCTGATTTAACACCGATCCTGATCTTACCTGCTCGTTTTGAAGTTACTGTAGCGCTGTAGACACCGTCTTTTTCCGTTACAGTCCCAAACTCAACTCCTTCTGCCTGGTTAAGAGCATAAAAGCTCAGAGTGTTATCATCAGTGATTGCATTTCCTTGAATATCTTTCGCTTCCAGTTGTAGATTGATATTGTAACCAACTACCTGCTGTGCCGGGGCAGCGATTAAAACAGCATTGGCCTCAGAATCAGGTTCTGTTGCAGCTGTTTGTTTAATACTGAGAGTAAATGTTTTACCCATTACTTTGGCGGTTACACGAGCAGTACCAGCCTGCGAACCAGCAGTCAGAACAGAGCGATATACCCCAGCAGAGATTTCCTCTACCGCGCCTAATGACGGAGCAGTTACCGTTTCACGCTGTCGAGCACTATTGCTATCTGCTGTAAATTCCACTGACATTTCAATGTCATCAGACAGTCCGGTTAATGCCTTACCGTTACTATCTTTCAGGCTTAATACTATTGGATAAGTGGATTGGCTATCAGCAGAGATCGTCGGAGACGAATCTCCATCCAGTGTAAAAGACGAATCAGCCGTCGAGACACCACTATCAGTAACGCTAATATTCATCACGGCATAGTTGGAAACGTTGCCTCTGTTATCCTGTACTGTGGCTCCAACATTCCACGAATTTACACCTTCGCTTTTATAAGCCGGTAAAGTGATCTGCCATGATGTGCCATTTCCACTGATCTTGCCGCCAGCCGCAGTGAATGCACTATCATTCCACTGTACAGACTTGATACCACCACTGGCATTGTTGATTGTCAGTGTTACAGGGATGATTGATTCGCCCTCCCCTTGAACAGACTCTGGCAAACTGATTTTCAGTGCATGCTTCTTCTTGTACTCCAGAACAATGTTGTTATTTCGTTCAACAAAATCATAACGCCGATTCTGGACTTCTCGCATAACTGCAACATTATCGCTGCTAAGCTGTTCAGCCAGGGAAACGCCCGGGCGATAATTAAACTCAACACCGAAGGTTGTATCGTGAACGTTGCTCTGTCCTTGCTTATGCTGTGCAGAAAACTTAATCAGAGGAACTGGTGTATAAGAAATTCCCCCAGTAACTGCGTAAGGGTTTTCCTGAAGGTTATCGCTTCCAAATAACCCGACATTTTTACCATAATATTTTTCAAACTGAATAGATGCCCCTAATTGCGGATAAGCAGGTAGCCATCCTTCAGCAGAAAAATCCCAGCCATTTGCAGGTCTTTCCAGATAATCATCAATATCCCGACTGTTCTTCCAGTCAGATAGACCAAAATAGGTATTTACACCAAGCCTGAAATAATCCCTCCAGTACTCAACCCCAAAACCTGCACGAGAGTGACTGCGACTTAAATCGTAATCATAGAAAACATTCGCACCCAACATTGCGTTATCAGGAGTGAAATGACGAATCCCCAAACCAATATTGGTCTGATTTCGGTCATCAGTACGATGTAGTGATGTCTGACTGAATAACACATAATCCTGAGTATCCAGCCATGGATATAAAAAGTCGAATGATGAATCCTTCAAGGAAAAAGAATCATCGACATTAAGCTTGATGCGCGCATTGCCATATTGTTGCAACCAGTCGACGACCTCTTTTGTCGCCTGAGTTGATAAAGTATTTACAGCAAAACTACTTGCATTATTATTCGCCAGGCTCTGACCTGCACTTGCTGCAAATGAGGCCACTTTATTTGCATGCTCATCGCTGGCATAAGTTTGCGTAACATCTTTATTACCAGATGATGCAAAACTGTTTGCTGGGATCAAAGAAAGAGAAACTGGAGATAATATCTGGGTAACAATTACCGACCATGTAATCGCGCCAGATGCAGTTTTTTTTAACTTTTTATTCACAGTGGTCATAGTTCAATCAACGTTATGAATATAATGAAAAAAATAACTGGTATGACAAGAGGCGCGAAATATACAGATCGTTACAAAAAAATCAACTCAAAAAATAAAATAAAATCTCTGCATAAACTTTATGGCTAAATGATTTCACAACAATGGGAGAGACACTTTGTTACTCACGCAATCAATCATTTCGGGCATAACAACTAGTCCTAGATTATATTCGCTAGGTATACTTTATTTTTAAGCTAATACTTTAGCTCTATTTCATCACTCCTTTCAGCCCGAACTTAGCTTTGATTTCTGCGATCTTCGCCAGCGCCTGAACACGATTTAGAGATCTACCGCCCATGACAGGAAGTTGTTTTACTGGTTCAGGTATCGTCTCACCACGGTTAATTCGCGCTGTCATACAGGTCAGTTCATCGGCAGCCTTGCGCCGTAATTCCGCGTCAGTCAATGCATTGGCCCGCATGTTCTGATACAGGTTTGTAACCAGCCAGTAGTGCGCGTTTGATTTCCACGGATAAGACTCTGCATCCGGATACAGCCCGCGCTTCCGGCAATACTCGTAAACCATATCAACCAGCTCGCTGGCGTTTGGCAGCCCGGCGGTAACGGATGCTTCTTCCCGGCACCAGGCGACAAACTGCCCGGGTGATGGCAGGAATGGTCGATTCTGCCGACGGGCTACGCGCATTCCAGCGTTAACCTGTTCCATCGTGGTGATCCCATTTTCCCGGAAAGCCAGAACCCACTGGCGGCGGATTTCGTTCAGTTCGTTCTGGTCCCGGTTAGCCAGGCTCGCCGGGAAAGTTGCCAGTAACTGGCTGAACACACCGTTGATGATCTGCGCTACCTGCTGTACCTGCGGCTTTTCGTCGTACTGTTCCGGCATGTTGTTGGCGATCCGGCGCATCTGCTCACGGTCAAAGTTAACCATCTGTGCGGCGATGTTTTTCATAGCTCCACCCCGTAAATCCAGTCAGTGTTCGTCAGGTCGAATTTTGGTTTGCCGGCTGTCACGCCAGCCTGTTGCTTGTTACGGTTGATTTCGAGTTGGGTCCACTTATCGCGGAGTTTGGCCGGACTTAGCACGTTACCGGACCAGAAGTTGTCCTGGCATGCCCAGCGGAACAGCACGCACATGTCGCGGTGGTTACGTCCGTCACGTTCGCGCATCAGGCGGATATCGTTAGCCCACCCTGCAAAATTCGGTTTTCTGGCTGATGGCGCGATGGTCTTCACCATGTCAAACATCCACTCTGCGGCGGTCAGGTCTTCTGCTGTCCCCCACTTGCTGCCGCTCTGAATTGCAGCATTCGGTTTCTCCACAGGAAGATCGTTTTCTGGCTGGTCAGAGGATTCGCCAGAATTCTCGGACGAAAAAGGTTTTATATTGTCTTTTGTTAGTTTGTCTTTTGTGTTTACCTGATTCGGGTAAACGCCTTTACCTGATTTAGGTAAACTTTTCTTACCTGATTCAGGTAAATTTACCTCTTTCAGGTAAACTTTATTTTTCTTACCCAATTCGGGTAATGTTGACCATTCACTGACCACATTATTGATGCCGATATTCCGCCCGCTCTGAATTAAAATCCCACGCTTTACCAGAACGCTTTTTGCAGCAGAACACTTGTGCGGCAATATCCCGGTTAACTCGGAAAGTTGCTCGTTGCTCACCCAATCCAGTTTTTTATTAAAGCCATATGTTTTGCGCATGACAGCCAGGAAGACCAGAAGCTGGTGCTGTGTTAATCCGGCCAGCATCACAGCTTCCAGCAACTCATTAGCAATGCGCGTATAACCATCATCGAGATCTGCCACGCGCGGCTCCTTTTGTGCCACATCCGGCACTGGAAAATTGAATATCTCAGCAGTGTTTGCCATAATTCCTCCCGCAATGAGTGTGTTACGATTTGCACCTGAAAGTCGGTTCTGTTCCAGCAGACCGGCTTTCGCCATTTCTGAACCTGTCATATTGCCCCCAGCATGGTGGTGACCATCGCCATCAGTGGACCAGCCAGATCCGGGTCCACACGAAACATCGACACAATACCTTCACTAATTTCCTTAAGTTTCTGGTGGCGTGGTGCGTTGAGAATGACAGCCTGTTTTGCCTCACTGAGTTCCTTTTCCATTTCAGCCAACCTAGCCATAAAGCTATCCTGCTCAACCAGGTAACCGCGATATTCCAGCGGTAGTACCGCCAGAATTGCCGGGGTCAGTTCACGCACGTTATTTCGGTATTTTTCAGAATCGAATTTGTTATCGAGGAAGCGGAACAGCTTCTGGCGTGCACGGCTGACATCATCAGGGAAATCGATGGTGCCGCCGCCCTGCTCCCGATACTCATTCACAATGAGTGCGGCAACAACATCCTGATTATCTGCAGCCGACCAGGCGCGGACGGCATCACGGATTTTTTCGTGGCCTGGAGCTTGTTTTGTTTGAGAACGATTTATCACCGCAGTCGGGCTAAATCCGCTAGTCTGTTGGTATGTAAGTGGTTGCATAGTCATTGCCTTATCAGTTAACGCCGCAGTTTAGGCGGCAGAATTACTCGCGTTAAACAATGGTGCGAGGTCGGGACGAATATCTGCTGGTTTAATCTTTCCACCAGTGGCTGAGACAATTTTCATTACATAGCGGGCATCAATTCCGCCACCGTGTAGCCAACGCCAAACAGTGGGTTGGGCTACACCGCATAGATCTGCCAGTCGTTTTTGACTACCTGTAATACTGATTGCGAGTTGAATGGTTTGATTTGTCATTATCAATTCCTATTGGTATTGCAACGAACAAATAATAGCAATGCGTATTAACCATAGCAATAGCAAAACGTGTTTTGACCATCGATACGCAAGCGTATAAATTAAAACTTATGAAAAAAGAAACTCTTGCTGATCGCTTAAACCTAGCGATGGAACAATCTGGAATGTCTCAAGGCGCTCTTGCAAAGGCGTCTGGTGTAGCTCAACCCACAATCTGGAGACTGACAAGCGGCAATGCACGCGGATCTACAAGAATTGTCGAAATCGCTAATGCACTTGGGGTTCGCACTGAATGGCTTTCCTCAGGCATAGGCCCTATGAGGGATAATGGCGTTCAGCCAGGAAAACCGGCGACCTGCTCTTCCAAATACTTCAAGATTGACGTTCTTGATATGGAAGTAAGTGCAGGGCCAGGCGTCATTAACCGTGAGTTCGTTGAAGTTTTGCGATCGGTTGAGTACTCCCATGATGATGCGCGTCACATGTTTGATGGCCGCAAAGCAGAAAACATCCGCATCATTAACGTGCGTGGCGACAGCATGTCAGGAACGATCGAACCAGGTGACCTGCTGTTCGTCGATATCAGCGTCAAATCGTTCGACGGCGATGGGATTTATGCGTTCCTCTACGACGAAACCGCTCATGTAAAACGTCTGCAAATGATGAAGGATAAGCTGCTGGTTATCTCTGATAACAAGAGCTACTCACCGTGGGACCCGATCGAGAAAGACGAGATGAACCGAGTGTTCATCTTCGGGAAAGTCATCGGGAGCATGCCGCAGACGTACAGGAAGCATGGATAAAAATCTTGCTATTTATATTCATGAATACCTGCACCCTGATTAACTCCACGCATCACTTGATATAAGGCACCAAAAATGAGTAATGATGACAAATCTGTAAGTGATGAAGTATCTGATTTTCATAATAAAGTGAAAAATATTACAACCGCTCAATTTTCTGCATATTTAAAGCATGTTGGGGCAAATCATAACTGCTTATCTTGCGGTAAGGCTGAACTTATAGCAGTGCAAGACTGGCATTGGGATAAATTCAACAGCAAGGAAGGGAAAACAGATCTTAATAATATTGAAAAATATACTGTTTTAAGGCTTTACAAGGTTGATGCTCCACATAGTAATGAGCAATGGAATATGACAAAAGAAAACTTAATGGATTATGAGTTTAGAGTGATATGCAAACATTGCGGATTCGTTACAAGTTATTTGGCATGGCTTGTTTTCTACTGGCTAAAGAATAACGAAGTTGACCAATAATGACATCCGGGCCAGAATAAATGAATCCTTTTGATAATATTGCACCTCTTTTCCCTGAGGGGGATGATAGAAATAACCATAAAAACGGTGGTAGTGATGGTGGAGGGAATGGCATGCTCGAGGTCAGAGTTGCAAAACTTGAAGCCGACGTTGAAAACATCAAGATAAACTTAGCGGAAACTCGCGCGGATGTGAGAGAGCTGACAAAAATTACCTCTTCTATAAAAACTGATGTTTCTACGATACTTCAAAAACTTGTAGATATTGACGAAAAGTTATCTCATAAAGCAAGTAAGGATTTTGTCGAAGTAAAAACAGGTAATTTAAAGGCTTGGATGCTCGGAATTCTTCTCTTATCCGTTGCAATGCCAGTCATAACTTTGCTCGTAAATTTATACATGAAAAAACCATAACCCGGCCACCGCGCCGGGTTTTCTTCCCCCCTTCCCCAACACACTCAACGTCTAAAAAACAACCACAATCTCACTTCAGCTATCGCTACGCGATGCAAACCACAAAATAAATTCTTTTTGCTATCAATGATTTAATAACCAATCGCATCAAGCAATAACAATACGTATTGATATACCCAATAGCAATAGCTATTATCATTCCATCGCAACGACACAGCGATGGGGCAACCACCAGTTCACCCGCTTCACCGTTGCGATGACCGCTTAGATCCGCAGTTTGAATTTCAGCAGGCTTCGGGGAGTGCGAGGGGTGAAACGGACGCGTGAACGTCGGTGTGACCAGCTGAAATTAACTCAACATTTCATACCTTAGTCGCTTCAACGAGGCGGCTTAGTTATGACAACCGGCGGCCATCCACCGCCTGAATACGCGCAGAAGTCTCTATATGTTCAGCAGCCCAGCTTACGGGCAGGAGTTTTTATGGTTCATCAACATTACGGAACGCAGACCGTTAATCGCGGCGCGGTCATGCCAGGAATGCTGGTCAAACACAAAGATGGTACCTGGACTGCATCAGCTAATTTACGCGGACGGCTTTATCTGCATCGCGGCATCGAGTGCACTTATACCCGTGATTTGCTCGTAGAAGTTTTTCTCGACGGACGCGGTAACGGCCTGAATCACTAACCCCCCTTTCCTGTTTTCCTAATCAGCCTGGCATTTCGCGGGCGATATTTTCACAGCCATTTTCAGGAGTTCAGCCATGAACGCTTATTACATTCAGGATCGTCTTGAGGCTCAGAGCTGGGCGCGTCACTACCAGCAGATCGCCCGTGAAGAGAAAGAGGCAGAACTGGCAGACGACATGGAAAAAGGCCTGCCCCAGCACCTGTTTGAATCGCTATGCATCGATCATTTGCAACGCCACGGGGCCAGCAAAAAAGCCATTACCCGTGCGTTTGATGACAATGTTGAGTTTCAGGAGCGCATGGCAGAACACATCCGGTACATGGTTGAAATCATTGCTCACCACCAGGTTGATATTGATTCAGAGGTATAAAACGGATGAGTACAGCACTCGCAACGCTGGCAGGGAAGCTGGCTGAACGTGTCGGCATGGATTCTGTCGACCCACAGGAACTGATCACCACTCTTCGCCAGACAGCATTTAAAGGCGATGCCAGCGATGCGCAGTTCATCGCATTGCTGATCGTCGCCAACCAATACGGCCTTAATCCGTGGACGAAAGAAATTTACGCCTTCCCTGATAAGCAGAACGGCATCGTTCCGGTGGTGGGCGTTGATGGCTGGTCCCGCATCATCAATGAAAACCAGCAGTTTGATGGCATGGACTTTGAGCAGGACAATGAATCCTGTACATGCCGGATTTACCGCAAGGACCGTAATCATCCGATCTGCGTTACCGAATGGATGGATGAATGCCGCCGCGAACCATTCAAAACCCGCGAAGGCAGAGAAATCACCGGACCGTGGCAGTCGCATCCCAAACGAATGTTGCGGCATAAAGCCATGATTCAGTGTGCCCGTCTGGCCTTCGGATTTGCTGGTATCTATGACAAGGATGAAGCCGAGCGCATTGTCGAAAATACCGCATACACTGCAGAACGTCAGCCAGAACGCGACATCACTCCGGTTAACGATGAAACCATGCAGGAGATTAACACTCTGCTGATCGCCCTGGATAAAACATGGGATGACGACTTATTGCCGCTCTGTTCCCAGATATTTCGCCGCGACATTCGCGCATCGTCAGAACTGACACAGGACGAAGCAGTGAAAGTTCTTGGATTCCTGAAACAGAAAGCCACTGAGCAGAAGGTGGCAGCATGACACCGGACATTATCCTGCAGCGTACCGGGATCGACGTGAGAGCTGTCGAACAGGGGGATGATGCATGGCACAAATTACGGCTCGGCGTCATCACCGCTTCAGAAGTTCACAACGTGATAGCAAAGCTCCGCTCAGGAAAGAAGTGGCCTGACATGAAAATGTCCTACTTCCACACCCTGCTGGCTGAGGTTTGCACCGGTGTGGCTCCGGAAGTTAATGCTAAGGCGCTGGCCTGGGGAAAACAGTACGAGAATGACGCCAGAACCCTGTTTGAATTCACTTCCGGCGTGAATGTTACTGAATCCCCGATCATCTATCGCGACGAAAGTATGCGCACCGCCTGCTCTCCCGATGGTTTATGCAGTGACGGCAACGGCCTTGAACTGAAATGCCCGTTTACCTCCCGGGATTTCATGAAGTTCCGGCTCGGTGGTTTCGAGGCAATAAAATCGGCTTACATGGCCCAGGTGCAGTACAGCATGTGGGTGACGCGAAAAGATGCCTGGTACTTTGCCAACTATGACCCGCGCATGAAGCGTGAAGGCCTGCATTATGTCGTGATTGAGCGGAATGAAAAGTACATGGCGAGTTTTGACGAGATGGTGCCGGAGTTCATCGAAAAAATGGACGAGGCACTGGCTGAAATTGGTTTTGTATTTGGGGAGCAATGGCGATGACGCATCCTCACGATAATATCCGCGTAGGCGCGATCACTTTCGTCTACTCCGTTACAAAGCGAGGCTGGGTATTTCCCGGCCTTTCTGTTATCAGAAATCCACTGAAAGCACAGCGGCTGGCTGAGAAGATAAATAATAAACGGGAGGCGGTATGCACAAAGCATCTCCTGTTGAGTTAAGAACGAGTATTGAGATGGCACATAGCCTTGCTCAAATTGGAGTCAGGTTTGTGCCAATACCAGTAGAAACAGACGAAGAATTTCATACGTTAGCCACATCCCTTTCACAAAAGCTGGAAATGATGGTGGCGAAAGCAGAAGCAGATGAGAGAGACCAGGTATGACAACCACTGAATGCATTTTTCTGGCAGCGGGCTTCATATTCTGTGTGCTTATGCTTGCCGACATGGGGCTTGTTCAGTGACACCTCAGCAAGAAAACGCCCTTCGCAGCATTGCCCGTCAGGCTAATTCTGAAATCAAAAAAGCCAGACAGCAGTTTCCGGATAAAAACGTCGATGACATTTGCCGTAGCGTACTAAAGAAGCACCGCGAAACGGTAACGCTGATGGGATTCACACCGACTCATTTAAGCCTGGCGATCGGCATGTTGAACGGCGTCTTTAAGGAACGGTGAACATGAAAAGCAAAATCATCAGGGAGCTACAGGCTCCTTTTTTATTATTCGCATTTACCCTCAAGCGTATTAACCAACAATTCAGGGATTAATGAAAGATGGCAGACATCATTGATTCAGCATCAGAAATCGAAGAATTACAGCGCAATACAGCAATAAAAATGCGTCGTCTGAACTACCAGACTGTATCCGCAACTCATTGTTGTGAGTGTGGCGATCCGATAGATGAGCGAAGACGCCTGGCTGTTCAGGGTTGTCGGACTTGTGCAAGTTGCCAGGAGGAGATCGAACTTAAGAACAAACAATGGGGACTGTGATGGCCTCAAAGCAGCAAATTTCAACATCGTCCAACTGAGGTGTAAAAATGTTCAGAATCATTTTTCCTAACACCTGGTACGTCGACCACCACGGCACTCCCTGCAAAATCCTGCGTTCTACCCACAACAAAGTTCACTACATCCGAAAAGGCAGAACATGTATCGCCAGCATGTTCCGCTTTAATCATGACTTTGAACCTGTGAATAAAGCTGATGCAGATCGGATAGCAGAAGAGATCGAAACGGCAGAACACATTAAGAAGTTACGTGACATGCGTTCAAAAAGCAGAGGTAACCATGGAATCATACAGCCTCACACTCGATGAGGCCTGTCAGTTTCTTAAGATATCCAGACCAACCGCCACCAACTGGATACGAACAGGCCGCCTACAGGCAACACGTAAAGATCCAACCAAGCCAAAATCTCCTTACCTCACAACACGGCAAGCCTGCATTGCGGCGCTTCAGTCTCCGCTGCATACTGTCCAGGTGAGCGCGGGTGATGGCATAACAGAGGAAAGAAAATGTCACTCTTCCGCAGAAATGAAATATGGTATGCCTCGTATTCGCTCCCGGGCGGGAAACGAATTAAGGAATCTCTTGGCACAAAGGACAAGCGGCAAGCTCAGGAGTTGCACGACAAGCGAAAAGCAGAACTCTGGCGAGTAGAAAAGCTAGGGGATTTACCTGATGTCACTTTTGAAGAGGCCTGCCTAAGATGGCTTGAGGAAAAAGCTGATAAAAAATCTCTCGATTCAGATAAAAGCCGGATTGAGTTCTGGCTTGAACATTTTGAGGGTATAAGGCTTAAAGATATCTCGGAGGCAAAGATTTACTCTGCTGTAAGCAGAATGCATAACAGAAAGACGAAAGAAATATGGAAACAGAAAGTTCAGGCCGCCATAAGGAAAGGTAAAGAACCACCTGTTTATGAACCAAAGCCAGTATCAACTCAGACCAAGGCAAAGCATCTTGCCATGATAAAGGCCATTCTCCGTGCTGCAGAACGCGACTGGAAGTGGCTGGAAAAAGCGCCTGTCATCAAGATACCAGCGGTCAGAAACAAGCGAGTCAGATGGCTGGAAAAGGAGGAAGCAAAACGCCTTATTGATGAGTGCCCCGAACCACTGAAATCTGTCGTCAAGTTTGCGCTGGCAACTGGTCTGAGAAAGTCGAACATCATAAATCTGGAATGGCAACAAATCGACATGCAGCGACGAGTTGCCTGGGTGAATCCAGAAGAGAGCAAATCAAACCGCGCTATTGGTGTGGCGCTGAACGATACCGCCTGTAAAGTGTTGCGTGATCAAATAGGCAAGCATCACAAATGGGTGTTTGTACATACCAAGGCGGCTAAGCGAGCAGATGGAACATCAACGCCTGCGGTCAGGAAGATGCGCATCGACAGCAAAACATCATGGCTATCAGCTTGTCGTCGTGCAGGAATTGAAGATTTCCGTTTCCATGACCTCAGACACACCTGGGCAAGCTGGCTGATTCAGTCAGGCGTCCCATTATCAGTGCTTCAGGAAATGGGCGGATGGGAGTCCATAGAAATGGTTCGTAGATATGCTCACCTTGCGCCTAATCATTTGACAGAGCACGCGAGGAAAATAGACGACATTTTTGGTGATAATGTCCCAAATATGTCCCACTCTGGAATTATGGAGGATATAAAGAAGGCGTAA